AAAAAGTTCATTTTTGCTGTTTATCTTTCCACTTTTTCCATACATCATAGCCTGGCAAGTGTTCCACCGGTTGGCCTAGCTGATAAAAACGCTCAATATATAAAATGGTGTTTTCAATATCATCATTGCCGTGATTGGTGCGCTCTGCCTGTTGGCGTTCCGCGTTGTTTACGGCTGCCGAGCCTGTACCAGAAAAGAGTGGTCGGTTCGTTTCCATCACTTGCATTAAATAGCGGTGATTGTTAAGCGGGGCGAGATTTCGGCTTTCTCGGCGTTTTTTCTGCACTGAATTGACCGTTTCACTCAAACAGTGGGCTAATAATTGAGAAGGTGGGAATAAATCTAACACTTCGCGCATTAATTTTACCGCTCTTGAGTTACTTAGCGCTGATTTATCCGGGCGAAATAGTGCAATGTATGAAACCAAAGGGCGGGCTACGCCATATTTTAACTCGGTAAGCAGCCCTAAAATTTCGCGCCCCGCTTCATCTTCTAAAAGTTGGTCTAAATGAATATCGGAGTGGCATACAGGACAGCGGCATAATTTCATAGACCACCTCTTGCTTGCCATTTTTTCAATCGCTCAAGCACTAGACTGGCCATATCATCGCGTAAAGCGCCCACATTAAGCACTTGAATATTCATCCCGCGCTTAGCGTAAATTGGGTTCACTACGCCGCGCACAAACGCATTGAGCGCGTTTTCTGAGCCGTCTCGCACAAGCCCTTGTTTGCTCATTTCAATCCAAATGGCGCGAATTTTGTACGCTATGTTGCTTTTTACAACCGCACTTTTCCCGCTTGGTGAATGATTTCGGCGGCTGGTTTTCTTAAATCCTTTGGCTTCCATTTCCGCTTCCACTTTCATTAACTCTGCCACGCTCATTTCTTTGCATGATGTTTTCCCGGTAACGCGCTCAAGCATGGCGCGGTAGCTATATTCATCCATTGCCAGTTTTTGCTTGGCTATATGAATTAGCTGGATCAGCTTTGGTTTAGTTTTATGCATTGTTTATTCCTTTTTAAAACACATTATTCAGCCCACTTAAACGTGGCTTAAATGGGCTGTAAATGGGTTTTATAAGTCGTATTTAGAGGCCTCAACAGATATGCAAACCTCAACAAAAACCTTAAATATTTTCATTTTTTTTGAGTTATCTGCCTTTGCAATCAATATATAAATAACTTCTTTATCTTCTAATTCCCATTTGTGAGCAAATTTACCTACAATAATTTCTGCTGCATCTGATAATGGTACACTTTTAAAGTGCTTATATTTCCCCCACATCTCATTTTCCATTACATATTTGACCGATTCTTTTGTTGGCTCAGAATCAGATAAAAAAACGTGATATTGATATTCACAAACCATAATCTATTCCTCCGGTAGTAATGGGTTTTATCCCCCAAGATAAGGCTTTGGGCATTCCCAAATGTAATTTTTAAATTCTATACATTTATCTAAAGTTAATTCGCCTTTTATGATTTCTAACTCTTGATTAAATGCTTGCCCCAATTCAAATCCATAAAACCTAAAATCAACATTAAATTTTTTGCTTAATTCAATCATTTCAGGAGGACTTAATACCCATGCAGCTGAGATTGGTACGACAACGATATACCCATTCACCAACTCATATCCCTCAATGGTTTCATTTGAGTTGTCGCAAAAAACACGTCGAGCCCCTTTGATTGTTTGCCCACTAATGTTTTTGATTTCTAACGTGCCGAATTCATCAATGTCACACTCGCAACCTTCAATGCACTCCGTTAAAAAATGCGTTATATCAGCGGATTCGCCTCTAATTTTTAAGTCTCCTACACACCAATTTGGCATAATTTATTCCTCCTTATCTCACCAATCTCATTCTTAAACCTGGCAGCAAGTTTTGTACGTTGCCAACATAAACTGCCGCATGTTGATTTTGCCCTGTGCGTAACGCGCGAAGCGCGTGTGTGAGCTGTTTTGCCGCTTGTTCTAATTGCTCATCTAAGCGCATTTTTTCTTGCTCAGTCATACTTCCTCCACTTCAACCACGTCAGTGATTTCTGTAATCGTGTGCGGCAGTTTATTTACATCGCATACATTTAGGTCGCACATGTCTAAAACTTGTTCGTTGCTTTCTGCTTCAACAACGGCTTCTACTAAACAGTAAAAACGTGCTATATATTTCGCCATGATTTCCTCCTAGAAAGGTTTTCTAATTACTCGGTCACAAAACGCGGCGCGGCGTTTGCACCATTCTTTATTTTTTTGGCCGCTCGCATTTAGCTCTGCGATTGCCCATTGTTCCTTGGCATCTTGTAAG